CGCGTGTACCGCCCCGGCGGGATGGTCGGCACGGGTAGCGTCCTCCTCCGCGGGCGGCTCGGGCACGCCGAGCTCGCGGCGGAGCTGCGTCACCGCGGCGGCGTACACCTGGCGTTGTCGGTCCTCGAAATGCGCGCCGGCATCGAGCACGGCGGCGTTGTTCGCTTTCACGCGCGCGAGGGCCGCGGCGCCGGCGGCCATCAAGTGCTCGGCGAGCTCCTCGGGCGTCGCCGCCGTGAAGGCAATCGTCACCTGTTCACCCTCGCCCGTCACCCGGAGGAGCTGACCGGAAAACGGCGGCGTGCGGCCAAAGCGCGGGCGCGCAGGTCCTTTGGCCATCATGCGCGTTGAATCGCCCGGGCCCGCTCGGCCAGCGGGGAGTCCAAATCGAGAAAGCCGCCGCCGCCCTTGTCATCGAGTCGGGCGGCCTCGACGAGCCGGGCGCGATGCACGAGCTCGAGAATGGTGCGCGCCTCGCATTCCCAGACTTCCATGGTGCCGAAATACGGACGCTCGTTGATCCGCACAAAGACTTTGTTGGGCAGCATGGGGACGTCGATGGTGACCCGTTGACACCCGCCGTGCAGTTGGTGATGCTTCGCGCGGCGCACGATGCCGATAATCGACCGGACGAGGCGCTTCGAGCCCTCATCGTCGTATTGCACGACGTCACGCCACGCCTGGTTGAGCCGCTGCGCCACCGGCGGCGTCAACGTCAAGCGACCGTCTTGCACCGCGGCGACGAGCTCCTCCCCCTCGAGCGCCTCGAGATCCTCAAGCGGCGCGGCGACGTCGTCGACGGCCGGCGGCTCGAGTGGAGCCGCCGGCGTCAACCGGGGTCGCCCAGGAGGTCGGCCCGCCGTCATTAGCTAAAGGCGCTCTGGCACTCAAAGCGCCGGAAGAAATCCGTGTTGAGGATGCACGTCTTGGTCATAAACTTGAAGCCGGCTTTCCGGCGCTGCTTCAGCGGGTCGGAATCGCTCGCGGTGGCCGGCGTGAGGGTGGTATCCACGCGCGACCCGAGAGCGGGGACCGCAAACGCGCTCTTGCCAAAGACGTAGCCGATGTGGACGGCGCCGGTGGCCGGCGGATCGGCGCCGGCGGGCGCGCCCGTCGAGGAGTAGCCCACCGACGTCGCGGCCGCGGCGCTCGTCACGGCCTTGGCAACCACGCCGACATACTGTGCGCCGACGGGTTTCGTGACCGTGGTCTGATAGGTCGGCACGGTACCGCCCTCGGGCGAGACGTAGACGTTATACCGGCCCTCGGGGGCCGTCGCGGTGATGGTGAATTGGACGGAATAAGCTGAGGCATTCGTGACCGTCGCCGTCGCGATGGGCCGCGTATCGAGCCCGCTAATCGGGTCGGCGAGGGCGACGACGACCTTGACGGTCGAGCCGGCCGTGAAGCCCGTTTCCCCCGTCCCGGGTGTCGCATTCGTCGCCGAGGCGCCGCCGGCGCCCGTCGCGAGAATCGACATGATCGGTAGCAGATTCGAGCGCTTCCAGCGCACGCCACGCCACCGACCAATCTCGGCATTCATGAGCGCGGTCGTTTCCGCATACTGGTGCGAGAGGACGAAGGTTTGATCCTTCGCGAGGTCTTGCTCCACGTACGGGTCGACCACGCCGGCATACATGCTGCCGGGAAACGTCGGTGCACCGAGCTGCCGCAAGGTGGCGACGATACCCGACACGAAATCCGTGGTGGCGACGTCGCCGGCGGCAAGCGTCGTGCGCGACGTCTTGCCGCCCGGGTAGACCACCTGGCCGGCGCCCATCAAGACCTTCTGGATTTCGCGGTCCTGCAATTCGGCGGAGGCGTTGCCGAGCCGGTCCTTGGCCGCGTTCAATGCCGGGTGCTTCGTCGTCATGAGCGCGACGTCCGTCAAGGAGACGACCATGCCCCATTGCTCGAGCATCGCCTGCACCTTGTTGACGACGAGCTGCGTCGAATCCGGCGTGATGCCTTCTGTCAGCGGGGCGCCCGGGAGCGGCAAACGCTCGTAACGCTGCGCCGAATAGTTCTTGCCCTCGCCCTCGGGCATGGTCGGCGTGTCGCCGATATCCTGAAAGACCGTGAGTTTCTCGGCGACGGCGAGGAGCTCGTCTTGCAGCCAGAGGGGCGCAAGATCGTTCGCCAGTGTCGTCGAGGTCGAAAGCCCCGGATCGCTGTAATTATACGTACTACCGGGCATGGCGCGCCTCCTCCTCCTAGATGGTGGCGCCCTCGAGCGCCTTCCGTTTCTCCTCGAGCGACAAGCGGGCAAACTCCTCGCGCGTTACGGGCATGCGCGTTTGTTTGGTCGGTTCCGGGCCGGCTTTCTGTGCGCTCGCGCCGCCCTCGACGACGGCCCCGCCGGCGGCCGCCGCGCGCTGCGCGTGCTCGGCGCTCCGCGTGCGGGCGCGCTCATCCACGAGTTTGTCGACATACGCCGGGTCGTCCATACGTCTCGCTTTCACCAGCGCGACCGCCTGCTTGCGCGTGACAATCTGGCCGCGCTGGCGAAACTCGCCGCGCACGCGGTCGGCCTCCTCGGCCACGGTTTCGTATTGCGGAACCTCTTGCCGCGCTTGCACGAGGTCGACCGTATCGGCCATGCCCTCGAGCCCGAGCAGGAGAGGTGCGGCGAGCTCTTGCAGGAAGGCGGCGAAAATCGGCGCGTGCGACTGCACGGCCTCCTCGTTCCACTGGCCGCCGAGTGTGGCCGCGATGCGTTGCGCGGAATCCCGCGGGAGGCGCACGAGTGGCGGCGGCCCTTGCTGCGGCGCGGCTTGCTGCGGCGCAAGGAGCCGCAACGTGCCCTCGAGGGCGGCGCGTTGCTCGCGTTCATGCGCCAAGTCGCGCTCGAGGCGGGTAAAGCGCTCCTCGGCGGCATCAGGGGCGGCGGCCTCGGGCGTCGGCGCCTCCGTGGGCGGCGCTTCAGGGGCGGGTGTGGGGCGTTCGTCGGCCATGGCTTACGGCACCGGGTGCTCGTCGACGGGGTCGGTCCACCAATCGCGGCGCCGCTCAGGCGCCTCGAGGCGGGCGGCCTCGGCAGTGGCGCGCGCCTCGGCACGGCGGGCGAGCGCACCCAAGGCGAGCGATTTGACAAACAACGGCAGGACGAGGCGTTGCAGCTCCTCGACTTGCCCGCGGCGTTTCATGGCGACGTAGGGGTCGGTGACCTCGTCGACGAGGAGGTGGGCAATGCGCGTCTCGACGTACGTGCGGAGGTAGGTGTGGTAGCCGCTCGCCTCGAGCTCAGTGACGAGCTGCGCCACCTCGTGCGGATCGACGCCGCCGGGGGTCCCTATCATTAGAAGGACACCTGTCCGCGGCGGAGCCGCGCCATGGCGGCGGGGGCGCCGCGTTGCCGCATGACAGGGGCCCGGGTCGACGGCCGCTCCTCAAGGCGCTCGGCCCCGGGGGGTGTCGGTGGCGTCGGGGCGCGTGGCGGTGTCAGTCGGGGCGGGACGCCACGGCCCGGGGGCGGCGGCCCCATGCGTCGGACGACGACCGGCACGGCGACGGCCACACGGCCGCGGACGGGACGCGGCGGCGGCCCTGCGGGCGGGGCAGCGGCAGCGCCGGCGCCGCGCATGCGGGGCACGAGCGGCTTCCCTTTGCGTGCGGCTTTCGCCGGCGGCGTGCCTGCTGCGGCCGGCGGCACCAGCGGCTTGCCCGTGTTCCCGCGTGCCAGGGGGCCCATCGGCGGCCGCTTGCCTGCCATATTGGGCGGGGCCGTGTAGCGCTTAACCTAGGGGGGTTGTCAAGCCCCTCCGCGCGTACGCGCCGAATTACGCAAGCAGATGGAGCCGGACAGGCGGCACGAAGCCAATCCGCTGCGGCAGTAACCCGACCAAGGACAGGAGCCAGAGAATCACGGCAATGACGACCACAACGCGGATAATCTGCTTGATGGTCGGGTCAATCGGCAGCAGCGTCTCGACGAGGTAGAGCACGAGCCCGATCACGACGAGGACGACGATAAACTGAATCAGCGGCATGCGCGTTTCCCCTTCTCTTAGCGCACCGTCAGGTAGAATGCGGGGGTCACGTTAGACGTGCCGCCGGCGCCGAGGGTGGCCGGCCACGCGCCGTAGGCTTGCAGGACCGCCGTCAAGCAACTCGCACAGGCCGTGTTGTTCTGGCCATACTGCGTCGTGCCGTCGTCGCCGTTGCAGGCGATCCAATAGCGCGTCGACGGATTCAGGTGGCAGCTCCCCGGCGCCGCCATCGTGATGAAGGCCGAGGGATTCGCCGTGGTCGTCGCCGTCACATCGCAGCCAGCGGCGAGGTGGTTCTTGGGACTCGCCGAGTCGTAGACCGAGCACGCGAGGTGCTTGCCCACCAAGGCATTTTGAATCCACATGCTAATCGTGGTGACGTCGTAGCCTCCCGCGTTCGGGCCCGTCACGCAGGTCTGAATCGCGTCAATCTGTTGATGCTGGCCAGAGACGTACGAGTTGACGGTCGGGATAGAGGCCGGGCAATTCGCATCCGCAGGGCCGGCGGCTGGCAGGATGAGCGTGGTGGCCCCCCCACCACCACCCGCGGGACCCCCACTACTTGCCGAGCCGCTACCCGCAATCGCCGGGCCGCGAGACGCGCTGGTCGGCCCGTGCTGGTGTTTGCTCTGCGCCGCGACACTCGCGGCGACGAGGAGCACGGCCAGGATGACGCTACGGCCCTGCGCACGCATAGAGGACCGTGACGGAGCACGAGGAGCACGCCGTCACATTGGCGCGGTACGTACACGCCGGTGAGAGCACCGACGCGACGCCACTCGGCGGCAGACTCATGCTCGAATTTTGCACTTGCGCCCAATTGGTGCCGTCGCAGGCCATCTCCATCACGACCGTCGCCGTGCCCGCGCTCGTCGTGGCTTGCAGCACCAGGGCCGGCGCGGCGCGCGCGAGCACAACATCCGTCGTCGGCCCGGTCGCCGTGAGCGGGCTACTCGTCAACGT